GCGACGCCCGCCCCGCCGTTAACCGCAGCTTGGTCGCCGACATCTCGCTCTGGCTTGACCACTGCGCCGCCCTTGTCCCCGAGCGCGTCGAGCGCGAGCATATCTTCGACGTGATGGCCTGCAAGCTGCAACAGCCGCGCATCAAGGTGAACCACGCGATTCTGATCGCCGGTTATCAAGGCAGCGGGAAGGATACGTTCTGGGCGCCGTTCCTCTGGGCGCTATGCGGTCAGGGCCGCAACAAGGGCGAACTCAACAACAACACGATCAACAGCCAGTGGGGTTACGCTTACGAGTCCGAGGTGATCATCCTGCACGAACTGCGCGAGAGCGAGGCGAAGGATCGCCGGGCGCTCGCCAACCACCTCAAGCCCATCATCGCCGCGCCGCCCGAGACCATCCTAGTCAACAAAAAAATGCAGCACCCCTATAACGTGGTCAACCGCTGCCTGGTCATCGCGTCCTCGAACGACCGGGTGCCGATCGTGCTGGATACGCAGGATCGCCGCTGGATGTGCGTGTGGTCGGACTTGCCCCGGATGGATCCGCCCGAGCGCGGGCAGCAGATGTGGCGCTGGTTCCACGCCGGCGGCTTCGAGGCCATCGCCGCTTGGCTGTACCGCCGGGACGTGTCAGCGTTCAATCCTGCCGCCGCCCCGCCCGTGACAGAGTACAAGCTAAGTCTAATCGCTAACGGCCAGTCGCCCGCCGAGTCGATTCTGTGCGAGATGATACGCGGGCGCGAGGGGCCGTTCGCCGCGGGGGTTATCACCGCGCCTTTTCACGTCCTCTGCGCCGATTTGACCCTGCGCGCCGGTCTCGCGCCGGGCCAGCGCATTCCCGCCGCCGCCCTGCACCACGCCCTGCTCGAGTGTCGGTGGCTCGACTGCGGGCGCGTGACCAGCGCCGAACTGTCGACCCGCCGGCATGTGTACTGCGCCCCCGAACTGCTTCACCTGAGCAAGTCCGAACTCCGGCGCATGGTCGAGACGCCGGTCGCCTCGCCGCTGGCGGATGCCCTTCGCAAGCCGAGCCTAGCCGCGGTCAAATAAATAAAAAGGGCGCCCTCGGGCGCCCCTGTCAGGTGTGGCGGCCGGTCAATACTGGCGCCACGCAATGTACCGCCCCTCGAACCATCGGTACACCCAGCGCCCCCGCCCCCGGCCGGCAATGTGTTCGGCCGCCTCGATCGCGTGGGCGTGGCCGACGACCCGGCCGCCGTTCGTTTCAATGCGGAATTGCTGATTGTAGCGTTTCATATCGTCCCCTTATAGGTCGAACATGATAACCAGCAAGGCCAAGCACAGGAACACGCCGAGCGCAATCATGTCTTGTCCTTGAGCGCCGCCTGCGCCCGCCCCCACGCAGTCCACGCCGCGCGCGCCCACGCGTTCCACGCGAACCGCGCCTCCGCCCGCGCCCGCGCCGCCCGCCCCTCTGCCGCCCGGGCCTTCGCCATCCACGCCCGGGCCTCGGCGCGCGCCTCTGCCGCCGCCCGCGCTGGCGCCGTCTTTGCGGTCTTGGTGCGCCCACTCATGCTGCCGCCCACTGGCAGAAGTCTACGTCGATGGCGCCGGCCCGCATCGGCATAATGACGCCCACGGCGTCGTCGCTGATGTAGACCAAGCCGCTCCCGTCGCCGCCCTGCCGCAGGCCGAACAGGCCGAGATTCGAGCCGAGATCCTCGGCCGCCCGCTTGAACCGGGCCAGCAAGTCCGGATCGTAGAATGCCGCCTCGCCGCTTGGCGCCTTGGGCACCACGCGCCGATAGTCCGGAAACGGCCCCGGCGCCGGCACGAACACCAGCGCCTCGCCCGTCGCCCGTGTCAGCCTGCACTCTGGCTCGCCCGGGATCAGGATGATCGGCAGGCTCTTGCTACCTTTCCAAGCCAGCGCCGCCCGGATAACGTCCGCCGGCACAATGCCCGTCCAGGTGTCGGTGTCGCTGTCCGCCGGCGCCCGCTGCACGAGCATGACGTGCCCGTCGGTCGCGACCAGGCGCACGCCCGCCGGGGACGCCTCGACCAGCACGCCGTGAATCGCGAGGCGCACGTCCTTCGAATCGGCGCAGAACCGCGCCGCCGCTTTGAGTTTATTGCGGTCGATCATAATCATAATGAAGTGTCCTATAGTGTATTAAGACGCGAGAATACGCGTCCGAGGGCACCCGCTCGCGCAGGTGCCGCCGGCCGGGCACTATTCGACGATATCGTGCCACGCGCCGGACACTTCGCCGCGTGTCTGCAACCGCCAGCCCGCGCGCGGCTCCTCCGCGCAGCACTCACGTAAAAGGCTACGGTGATAATCAGTAACCGCCGCCGCAAACCATTCGCCGCCGTTCTCGCGCAGGTCGTTGTACAGGCGTAATGTAGTCATGATTGCACCGCCGCCGCCGCTGCCGCTGCCGCTTCGACCTCGGCGTCCTGCCCTAGGCCATGCGTCAATGCGTACCGCCATGCCGACGACCAGAGGGCGCGATCGTCGTCGTCCTGCGTGTCGATCTCCCGCCCGACAACCTGTTCGAAGGCCTCCGCCATTGTCATGTTTGAATCTAGGTAATCATGCGAATGGCAGATACCATCATCCGCCGTGGAGTTTAGATTCTGCATCTCGGCGAAGTGTGCCGGCGGTAACTCGGCGCGTAGCTTTTCGACGAATAGCGCGCCGATTGCCTCTATCTGGGCGCTCATGCGAGCGCCTCTTCTATGCGCTCGCGCAGCTGTTCGGCCGCGAATTCGTCGCCGTCCGGGTCGCTCAGTAGCGCGCGCGCCTCTCCGAGTAGTGCTCGCGCATCCGCGAGCGCCGCGAGCGCGTCCGCGAGCGTGGTATCTCCGGCCGAGTAGGCGGCGCGTTCTTGCTCTTCGATTGTGTACATGTTCATCCCCAAAAAATAAGATAAAGGAAAACAGCGGCCGCGCCTGCGGCTGCCAGATTGGAAAGGAAAGTGTAGATGTCGGTCATGTTAATGGCGTCCATCATTCCATTTTTCGCGCCGGATGATGGTTGCGCCCGGGTGCGTCCGGCGCAAGATGCGCTCACACCCCGCGAGCGTGAGCGCTTGGCCGCGAGCGCCGGATACCCAAGCGCTGTTCTGGAAGTTCGCCCTATGCTGCGGGCTGTATTGTGTATAGGTAACGCTGTAGATCAAGGGCATGATTATTGTCCTTTAGTTTATCGGCACAATGCGCGCCCGATAGCGGCCGGCGCGGCCGCTATCAGTAGGGCACTAACCTACAACGAACCCGGTAGTGTCGTGCTTGGCTGGCCCTTTGGCGTACAGTGCCACAACAACATTCTGCCGCTCAATATGCCGAACGTCGCTGTTATCTCCGCCGATACACTTCATGCCAATAAAGCTTTTCGGGATAGCCTCAACATGGCGGAAAACAACAGCTATCCGCATCAAGGCCTTTTGCGCCTTTGCTACCTGTGGTTGGTAAGCTTTGACGCCAGAGTACGAGAAAGTAAGATCATAATTCTCTGGAATGCCCTTACGATTCGCCAGTTTCGTATAGTCGTAGAATTGGATATCAGGAAAGGCCAGCATTAGGTTGGCATAGGTTATGCCGTCAATTGTTACCGGTACACTCTCCCAACGGATATCCGACGTGCCGTTAAGCCGGACAAGTACTTGGAAGCGCTTTGCGAATCGCCCTTTGACGCGCCTAGGCTTGCGCGCAAGCTTGATCAAGCTTTTGATGCTTTTGACGACGTCCGCCATGAAAGCGTCGCGGTTTTCGAAAAAGCGCTTAGTTTTCGCGATTCTCGATTTTTGTATGGAAGTGTAGACGCCCCCCAAACCAGCTAGGTTCAAGCAAGCTTCCTCGCACTGCGCAGTGCTCGCCATTGGGCACACTTGATAGCCGGATAACTTAGCTGGTGCCAGATAGAGTACACCAGTGAGATACCCCAGCTTTTCGCCCTTGACTGTCTTGGCGTTGGTGGAAATCGAGAATAGCTGCATATTAGACTCCAATTTATTTTATGAGCATGCGCGCCGGCATGGCGCGCATGGATGAATAGTTATTCGGTAACGCACATAATGCGCGCAAAAGCGCCGTCGCTGTCCCGGCCTTTGACGACGTAGAGCGCGTGAACGTCGTCGGACACTTCCACGACGCGGCCGATGTAGGATGATTCGGCGCGATATTTACCGGCCGAATACTTCATTACAGACAACGTTTTCCCGTTGACGGGATGAAACAAGCTTTCTACAAGAATCTTGTCGGCTTGCGTTTTCGTTCCGATTGTCAGTTGGCGCATTTTCTGTACTCCAATGTAGTGTATGAGCACACGCGTCGGGAGAGGCGCGTGTGGATGAGACAAGCCGATTACAGCATACTTTTCGGAAAGTGTAAACAACTTGTGAAACGCTTTGCGCTTTGCGCCAAATTTTGCGCTCGCGCCGGCGCCCGGGATCATAGAGGCTTTGGGGTTATAGGCCACATTTCAGACAATCATAAAAGCGTTACCTATTAGATATGGATATTGGCATGGCGTAGTGGGTGCGCGCTGGCGCCGACTTTAGCGGGGGGCTAAAGTGGCTAATAGTGCATATAACCCAGCCAGCCAGCCCGACATGCCAGGTACCAAAAAAGATGAAAACCGAGAAGTTAGTACTCACTTCGAAAATATCATCTTTTTTGCTGCCCGGCCTGTCCGGCCTGTCCGGCCTGTCCGGCCTGTCCGGCCTGTCCGGCTCGCCGGCCGGCGCGCACAATGCACCAGGTAGAAGTGAGCGCCCACTAACTTATGCAATGTGAAGTGAGCGCCCACTAACTTGTGCAATGCAGCATAAAGTGAGCGCCCACTAACCAGGTGGCTGAGAAGTGAGTGCTTACTAACATGGGGGAGGGCGGGCCCTGCGCCGGCCGTGCAGGTCAGGGTAGCCCCCACGAACAATTTTTATTTTCAAAAAATAGTTTGCAAGCCATTAGCTTGCGCCCGTACATCGCCCGTACATAGGCCAAATAGGCTAAATGGACAACTGATTTCGGGCCGTGGTATAACGCAGCCATGTTCCGTTCACTGCCGTTAGCGATCCGACCTAGAATTCAGGCGACAGAGGCGCGTCTGGATGCCATATACAAAGCAGCATCTATGGGGTTAAAAGGAGACTCACTGGCACTGGCGTCTGGGATGCTGCCTGTGGAGTACCGGCAATTGTGCCAATTTGACCCATTGGCCGAACTGGCCGCGCAGAAGGGCAAGGCAGACAACGAACTGCGCGCCGCGCAGAAACTGAACGAGGCCTCCGACCAAGGCGATGCCAAGGCGAGCCTCGCCATCCTGCAACACGCCCACGGCTGGACGGCCCGGCAGGAGATTAGCGTGGACGTCTACCAGAAGATCAGCGTCCTCACGGCGCTCGAGCAAGCACGGGCGCGTGTGATCGAGGGGACGGTGGTGGGCTGATGCAGCTACCCGTCTATCAGTCGGACGAAGAGCAACGGCTGATGGTGGAGTTGTGGTCGCCCGCGCTGGCGGACGACCCCGAGGCGTTCGTGCTGTTCGCGTTCCCGTGGGGGCAGAAGAACACGCCGTTGCACAAGTTCCGTGGCCCGCGCAAGTGGCAGCGCGAAGTCTTGCGCGACATCAAGGCGCACATCGACGGCAACAAAGGCAAGATCCAGATGGACACCCTGCGGGAGGCGGTCTCCTCTGGGCGAGGGATCGGCAAAAGCGCTCTAGTCAGTTGGCTGGTGCTGTGGATGTTGACCACCCGCATCGG